AGACTTTTCTTAGAAAAAATAGAATGAAAAAAGCTAATAAAAAGCGTAATCCAGTTGCAAAACAACTTAGACATTTTAAACATAAAGTGGTAAAGAGTAAGAAAGCATATGACAGAAAAAAACACAATAAGATTTCAAGCAGAAATAGTTAATGGACAATGTCCCACGTGTGATGAATTTACAATGTTAGTTGGAGTTACTCGTACATTTTATAGATGTATGACATGTGGATCAGATCTACATCAACACGTAAATGGCAAAATAAGTTATTTACCTGTGATTCATCCACCTGATGGCACTAAGCCTTTTGTTAAAGACTGGGTTTAATGGGTAGAAAAAAACCTTTATACGGCGTAAGTAACTATAAACGAGATAAACCTAAAAAACGCCCTGGACGCCACAAAAAGAATAGAAATAAACACGAAAAAAGAATGGGAAAATATCGTGGAAAAGGTAAAAAAGGGTATTGACAAATATCCTCTGATATCCTATATATAAAGAATGAAAGACAGACATATAAATATAGAAGTAAGTAACATTTCAACCAAACAATGGACAAATCTATTGATTGAACTTAATTTAGTATCTGAGGCCTGGAAACCGTATGGACCTCGCATGAAAATTAAGGCTTATAATATAGATCGTATAATTAAATGGGGAAGGAAAACAGGTGACGATAGAGAAGATAGATCAAGCAGCAATACTGTGGGAAAAAACAAAAGATCCTCAGTATAAAGCTCTTTGGTATCAATATGTAAAGGAGTGGGCAGATGGAACTAATAATTCTGAACGACGGTTTGTATCAACTTCTTCCAGTATCCAAGCAGATAATGGAAGGAATAATATTACTAGATCAAGTTCAATTAAATTGTTTTGATCTGTGTGACATATTAAGACTAAAGTTAACAGGTTATGTTGACACTTTAAACTTATACATCATGAAAGATGGTAGTGGAACTATGATTGGATGTGTATGCAGATAACAGATTTTAAAAGGACCGGCGTCCAAATAATGCCTCGCGCTATTCCCTGTACGTCAAGCGATAATCTGGCTAAGGGTTCGTCCCATGCCAGTAGCCTCGGAGCCTTTGCCCTTATAGTAGTACGTGCACGGAGGCTATAAGGGTTAATATGAAAATTAAAATATTAAGTCATCAAGAATATGCTGGAGCAATCTTAAGAAAACCTACAGAAGAAGTAAAGCTACCATTAAGTGAAGAAAACAATATTATATTAGATAACATGATTAAAGTTATGTACCAAGCTAATGGTATTGGTCTAGCTGCTAATCAAATAGGATATAATAAACGTATGTTTGTTATGGACACATCTAATGAAAAAGATAGCCCACAAGTATTTATTAATCCAGTTATAAAATCTAAAAACAATATAAAAATGCCAGACGTTGAAGGATGTTTATCTTGTCCTGGTGAAGAGATAAAAGTAAATAGATCTATGTCTATTAATTTAGAATGGACATGTCGTCATGGCAAAAAACAACATAAAACATTTTATTATTTACCATGCAGAGTGGTACAACATGAAATGGATCATTTAAATGGAAAACTAATTATAGATGAAAAAAAATAAAACACTACACGGATATTACTTTGACGGTAAAACTTCATACGAGTTATGGATGGATGAAGATGGTAATATTACACAAAAGAAAATGAAAGATTAAACCTATCACAAGAGGGATAGAGTGATAGGTTATTGTGGTGAGAATAATTTTCTCTAACACAATTTAGACACATTGTCAAATCTGGCTTCCCTTAGGTTTAGGTTTAGGGAGAATAATCTCTTCTTCAGTTCCATAACAAAAAAATTTTATAATAGTTCCATATTTGTTAATATCTTTAGGTCCTATTTCTTTGGCTTTATTTATAGCCTCATTATAACCAGCAATCATGCATTCATAGTGAGTATTATATCGTTCTGCCATAGGGAACGGTTCCAAACATGTGTTATATACACTGGTACAAATAATCATTGTTAATATAAATTTCATCTTGACAATCCCTTATTCACTCCTATATAATCATCAGAAATAAATGAAAGGAACTATGACCGATATAACTAAATATAGAAATGTTTCGTTAACACATGAAACATACAAGACTTTGATCTCTTTGTCGAAGGTATTATTGCCCGATGCAAAGTTATCTATAAGTAAAACCATTGAGCAAATAGCGAATGAGAAAGCGAAGAAGTTAAATGGCAAAATTAAAAAAGACTAATACTAAAATAGTAGTATGTCCTACCTGCAAGGGTAATGGATTCATTAAAGTTGCAAGTTTTGATTCTGATTCGATGATTCATCAGTGTTGGGATTGTGACTCGGAAGGAGAATTCTATGTTCATCAATCCCCGGATATTAAGCCTGATCTTTATGTTGATCCTGTTACAGGTGATGTTAACAAATTGCACTAAAATGGATTATGATTTAAATCCATGGACAACAGTAATGAAAGTAATAAAGTATGACAGAAAGTGATGTAGCATATTTAGCTGGATTAATAGATGGAGAAGGATCTATCTATTATAAACAGACTAAACAAAGAAGGAATACAAGACCTGGCAAACCAGTTCATAATGTATGGGTTATTAGATTAGAAATAGCCATGACCGATAAGGATACTGTAAAGTGGTGTTACGATACTTTTAACTGCGGATCTTTTGGTGAACGTAAAGTTAAACCAGGAAAGAAAAGACAATGGCGTTGGCGAGTGTGTCACCGTGAATGTTTAGAAATATGTATGGCTGTTTGGCCACATATTAAAAATAAACTTCATAAGATAGAACAAGTTATAGATCACTACGAACCTCATGCTAAAAATTTAGGAGAAAATGTGGTAGATCTTGAACTTGAAAGAGAGATAAGAAAATTAGAACATGGGAGATAAAATTAAATATCAATATCAAGTTTTAACGTGGGGACCGTGTGTAGTTAAATTAAAAACTACTCCAGAATTTCAAAACTTGTTGTTAAAAGAAGGAGAAGCTTCAAGCGTAGCAGCAAATGATTATCAACATAGATTAGCTGGTATCATTCAAAAAGAATTTAAGTTTAGAGATTATAATATATTACTTCCATACGTTGATGAATTTTTAAAAATGTACACTCAAGTATTTGAACAATGGAAAAATCAAAAGTTTAAAGAGCCTCCTAGTTATTTATTGAGATCCATGTGGATAAACTATCAAAGAAAAAATGAATTCAATCCCCCTCATGATCATGCTGATGACTTATCTTTTGTAATATATTTAAAAGTTCCAGAAGAAATTAAAGAAGAGTTTAAAGCTTACAAAGGTAGAAGTGCTGGTCCTGGTGGAATTAGTTTTATTTATGGTGAGGGAAATAGACAAGCCATTACGTATCAATCACATTTTCCTGAAGTAGGAGACCTATTTATTTTTCCTGCATGGTTAAAACATTATGTAGCTCCTTTTAAAGCTGATGTTGAAAGAATTTCTGTTTCTGGAAATATATCTTCTCACATTCCTTTAAATAGTTTAAAACAAACTGATGATAATAAATGGAAGGCTAAATCAGATACAGATAATATAGCAGATTATGACTAGAAATAAAAAACCAAAATGGGACGGAAAATCAAGGGTTTCCACGGATTTGTATAGAAAAAACTATGATGATATTTTTAAAAAAGAACAAGATGAATTAAACGAATCATATAAACAATCATTAAGAAATAAAAAGGAAAGAGAAAAAAATGAAGGAAGATAAAATAACGTTAGTGTGGGAAGGACATGAATTACCTGGTGAGGATTGTGAAGTTATATTTAAAGATAAATTTAATGAAGAACACACAGTAGACATAGGTCGATTGATTAGAGTTTTTAATAATAACATTTGGGAAAATAAGAAGAGTGTTAAATGATGAATGAAAAAGATCTTCAAGAATACCACAACATTGGTAAGGCTTTCAAGTACAATGAAAAATTTAACTATGTAAGTGGTAAACAAATCGATGACCAAGGATCACGGATCTATGATATAAATGGTTCTAGACTTCCGTCTGTGACTACTATATTAGGGCGCACTAAAGATCAACAATTCATAAAAAACTGGACGGCCAAAGTTGGAGAAGCAGAAGCAGAACGAATCAAAAATTTATCTAGTAAGCGAGGGACTAGTATGCACAAATTCCTGGAATCTCATATACAAGGAATTGGCTACGATGATCTTACAGGGCTCGGACAAGAGGCGAAAGCCATGGCCAAAAAAATTATTGAAGTGGGTCTTACACCAATTGAAGAAGTGTATGGTTCAGAAGTTACATTATATTATCCTGGCCTTTATGCTGGGAGTACTGACCTCGTTTGTAATCACAACGGCATGGATACCATTATAGATTTTAAGCAAGCAAACCGTCCGAAAAGACTTGAGTGGATTGAGGATTATTTCCTGCAGATTGCAGCCTATTGTATGGCACATGATGAAGTGTATCAATCACAAATTAGACAAGGAATTATAATGGTCTGTACACCTGACCTATATTACCAAGAATTCAAGTTTCAAGACGCTGATTTAAGACGTTGGAAACATAAGTGGTTGAAGAGATTAGATATGTATCATGAATTAAAGTTTGATGAAAAAGAAAGAGTTCAATTCGATGTAAAAGAATTTGAAGAACAATTTAAAAAAAAGGAGAAAAATGAAGGAAACGTATGAAGGTGGTGAACAAAAAATAACTGCCAGTAATAAAGATTGGGTAATGGAATATAATATATACCATTGGGGACCTTTACTGTTTAAAACTACATTAAGACCTAGCGATGTTAATGCTTTAAAAGAAATATGTAATAAAGCAGATGGTGATTGGAGTGAGAACTTAGCTGGAATCATCAAAGATGAGAGATCTTTAGATTCAAAGGCTTATACTAATATTATAAAACCTTATCTTAAAGCATATCAACAAGCTTATAAGACATGGTACGGTTTAGATTTAACAGATATAGAAACAAAAGCAGCCTGGGTAAACTTTATGAAGAAAGGCGAGTCTAACCCACCGCATATTCATCATAACTGTCATTTGTCTAGTGTATTATTTTTAGATATACCGGAACCTATAAAGGAAGAACAAAATAACTGGAAGGGAACTGGCGAAGGCCCTGCAAGTCTATCATTTTTTATGGCCAACCCTCAAAATTTTCACACAAATTCATTTGCTTTTAGACCAAAGGTTGGAGAGTTTTTTATTTTCCCATGGAATGTTACACATTCAGTAGCTAGTTTTTACTCAGATGTAACTAGAGTATCTATTGCGGCTAATTTTTTATTAAAAGATAATAGTATGGTAAAAGATGAAAAAGCCTAAAGTTTTTATTGCGATGCCCTGTTATGACTCAATGAGAGTTGAGACTTGTGTATCTTTATTAAATACTTACAGTACACTAGCAAAGGCTGGAGTTGAATGTAAATTTAAATCAGTCAAGTCGTCTCTTGTTACTCATGCCAGGAATCTATCGACCGCTGCTTTTCTCCATAGTGGATTTGATTATATGTTATTTGTAGATGCTGATGTAGAGTTTCCAGCTGAAGCTATACTTCGTATGTTAGTGCCTCAAAAAGATATTGTATGTACTCCTTATAGAGTTAAGAATAAACCTAATGTAATGGACTATGCTGTCTCTTATCCAGATCCTGAATTTATTAAAGTATTACCATGGGATTTAGTTGAGATTAGCGGAGGACCAGCGGGTTTGATGTTAATAAGTAGAAAAGTATTTGAAAAGTTAATGGAAGATAATCCTAAACTTCAATGTAACTTTCCTGAAGATGCTAGAGCCAAGATGAATGCTGAAATTGGTACTGAAACGGATGCTGCAGCTGAATATATGTGGAATTTTTGGGATACAAGCTTTAAGGACCAAGTGTGGAAGGGCGAAGACCTTGCTTTTTGTGATCTTGCTATAAAATCAGGGTTTAAACTGTATGCGAATCTAGACTCATGGACCACGCATCACGGAACTTATGGATGGCGCGGCAAATTTGGTGATTCTTTGACAAAGAAGGCTAAAGATTGACCGAAATGTGTCTAAATCATGGCATAGACACTATATAAGAGATCTCACAGATAATTTAAAAAAAAAAAAAACAATGCTAGTAAAATACTGTCTTTTTGTCCAAATGCACTATTATCGTTGGTATATATAGCTAAAGTGTAGACAGAATTTGTCAAAATAAAGTGTCTATAGACAAAACATTTTGTCTATTTCAGTGGTGCCTACGCGCGCGCGCAAAGAGGTGTTTTGTTTTCTGATTTATCTGGTATATCTCTTATATGCCTCGGAAAAGAAGAAAAAGTATTGCCTCAAGTGTAACTCCCGATATACCTTATCCTAAAGTTAGAGTGGAGTGGATCGATTGTGTGAGCGACTCTGGCTGGGCTACAGATAGAGAATTTGATAAGATGAGATTAGCTAAACCAATTAATGAAGGTTGGTTATATTCTAAAGATGATAAGTCTATTAAACTTTTTGCTTCTTTTGATCGGGAAGATGATGGTTCTTTTTCTTTTGGTGATCGGACGATGATTCCTCGTCAATGGGTGAGGAAGATTCAGAAGATTTAGGTTCTTCAATTGCTTCCGCCTCCACAATCTTTGGATTTAATAGTGACTCGTAATCGCTTAAAATTTGTTTCATTTTTGCTTCTAATTGTTCTTCTGATAGGTCCTCTAGCTTACCTGTTTTTATTATTTTTCTATCTATATACAATCCTGCTGCTTTTCCCCTATTGGCTTCAGCATTTACAGCGCTGGAAAAACTTCCTTTCTTTAAAGCGGCTTCTCTCAATCTAGCTAGTTCAGCTATGTGTCCTTCATAACTTACTTCATGTTTTCTAATTCTTTCTTCTCTTAATTGACCTAAATATTTTACAACAAGTGGTGACAGTCTTGGATTACAAAGTTCTGATCCTTCTTGTCTAGCACGTTTAGGACTATAGCCGGCAGCGATAGCTGCCTCTGTTTGTGTCATTGGTCCATCAGTTCCACCGAATACTAAAAACTCGGCAAACCTTTGTTGCATTTCTGTTAATCTCTTTGGTAATCCCATATTGACAATTTAAGGTAACATTGTTATATTGTCAATAGTTATGACAGATAATAAAGATGAAAGAGGCACTCTCGATTTAAGTTTGCTTATTGAGCAACATAAACAAGAAATTTGGAAGTATAAAATGAAAGAGTCGGAGTGGATCAGAACTAATAATCAACTTGAGGGAAATAAAAAAATTATAGAAGAGTTATCTTCAACTATTAATGAATTAAGAAGAGACAATAAATACCTTGCAAAACAAATTGAAGACTATAGAGAGATTTTAAAAAAAGCAGGATTATGAGAGTACAAGACATGCAACAATTTCTTAGTTCCTTTACAGAAGGATCAGATGCAGTAAAGAATGCTGTAATACTTTGTGAAGTCAATGGCAAATTATATGATGTGAGAAGAATGGAAGTGCATGAAAATGCTGCTCCCATTATTGGTTTCAAAGGTCATACATCTCACAGATTAGTTTTAAAAACTACTAAACCGTCACCCATAATCTTACCTGATAAACTTCAAAAAGATTATTAAATGGACGACAACGTTACCCCGAAAACTCAATGGGTCCTGAGGCTAAATTATATAAAAAATTACGCAAAACATCCTGTGAAATCTCTTGGATTAGGATTGAAAACATTAGCTCTCTCGGTACTCCTGATCTATTGGGCTATAATAATTCTGGCACCTTTTTCACATTAGAGTTAAAGGTTACAAAGAGTAGAAAGATCAAATTTTCGCCACATCAAATTGCTTTCCACGTGAAGCATCCAATGAACACTTACATCCTTGTCGAGGCCCTTGGTCAAAGGTCCTCGAAACTTTTTCAAAGTGGAAATTATTTCTTGTTCCCTGGATCTAGGATCAGGGAGCTTGTAGCTTCCGGCTTGGAG